CAGCCCTGACCGCAGCCAATCTCAACGTGACGGGCTCGGCTATTCCGGCGAATGGGCTTTCGCTTAGCGCTGCCAATCAGCTATCACTATCTTCTAATGGCTTTATACGATTTTCTCTTAATTCTGCCGGTAATTTTGTTTCCGCGAATGCAAGCGGAGCTTATATCTCACTCGCAAATGCTTCCGGCACAGTGCCCACTTTCGCGCCCAATCGTTCTGACACCACTTCCGGCCTCGGCGGAGCCACCAGTGCTCCTGCTCTTATCGCAGGTGGGGCTTCAATTGCCACTTTTGAAGCGGCAAAGATCACCAACACTGTGCCGTCTAGAGATTTAACAACAACTGTCGGGTCTCTCCCTTCTGCTGCCACAATAGGTCAGGGTTATCGTGCTTTCGTCACAGACGCACTGACGCCGGTATTCGGGTCTGCTGTTACTGGTGGCGGTGCTGTCAATGTTCCGGTCTATAGCAATGGAGCAAACTGGATCGTCGGTTAATTTAATCTCGCTAAGGAACAAAACAACATGGCTCTTCTAAAATCAATCAGCACTCCCTACGGCACTGCCAATTATCACGTCATTGGCCGCATCAGCTTTAACCACACAATGGGCGATCCTGTTGAAATCTTCGTGCGCGGTTATGCGTCAGAAGATCATCGTCACGAAGAGGGCGCTAAGTGGCTTTCGGAAAACCACTATACGCTAGACAGCAAAGATGATATGCTGACCGATGAGGCAATCCAAGCCAACGCATATGAATGGTTGAAAACGCAACCCGAATGGAAAGACGCAAAGGCAACATGACATACAATTTCACCGACTTATCAGAAAACGACGCGGCTCTGATTATCGCCGGTCTCGGCAAGCTCACTATTGAAGTGGCTGGCGAATTATTTAGCCGATTGCAGTCGCAGGCTGGCGAGCAACAGCTTGCCGCTGCCGCACCACCCACAAAAAAGAGAACCAAATAAAGCTTGACACTGGCCTAGGCCGCGATATGATGTAGATATGAAAAACATATTTGCACTTATCGCGGTTTTGGCTCTTGCGGCATGCTCGACTTACGACACGGGCGGCAATGTCGCGGAATACATGGCGCGGGTAAATCAGCCGCGCGTTATCAATGGCTATTGCGCTTCTGCATGCACGTTGTATCTCACGTCAAAAAATACATGCTATACCGACGACGCGGAATTTGTATTCCACGGCGTTAGCTCGAATGGCGTTTATAATCGTGATGCAAGCGACGTATTTGCGGCTCGGTTTTGGCCCGCAATGCGTCAGCACTTATCGCCAATAACGCCTTGCGGTCCGACGAATATCATTTTACAATGACGGGCGCGGAAGTGCGGGCAATCGACGCAATTAAACGGGAGTGCAAATAATGGCGTTTCAGGTCGGGCAGAAAGTGGTTTGCATCGCCGAATGCGAGGTGACGCGTTACATGGAGACACCCCCTGTTGTCGGTTCCGTTTATACCATCCGTGAGATTGGCGAGCATGAGGGTATAGCATGGGTGCGGCTTGTTGAAATCGTAAACAAGCCCATGCAATATTGGGGGATTTTCGCGGAAAAGCCTTGGGAAGCCGATTGTTTCCGTCCGCTAGTTGACCGGAAAACCGACATCAGCATCTTCACCGAAATGCTGCACAAAGAACCCGCCACATGCTGACCACAAAGCACAAGCCGCATGGGCCTATGCGCGGTGGATATTTCAGGCGCAACCGCAAAGACGTGTTTATGCGAGCTGGCGACATGCTCGCGGAAATGCTTAACAAGCAATTGGGTGGCGCAAATGGGCGCGAACGCATGTTCATTGCAATAATCGCGCAAGCCGTTAATGACTATATGTCACCGGATAAAGACACGACCGAACAAGACACGGTTGACGCTTGCTATTTTATTTTCGTTGACACGTATATGTTTGACCTGCTAGACGTAATTGGCATTGACGGTAGCTATGTGCGCCGCCTTATTGACGAAATGGACAGCTAAAATGAAACATCCTGAATTGCCAGAAGATCACGACGCAAATGATTTATTCGACTACGACGAAGACGCCAATAACGACATTCGTATGCTTGGCTTTGTCATTGCGTATTGCGCTATTGTGCTTGTAACCGCTCTTGCTGTGTGGTGGTTTAAATGAACGCGCCAAAAATTGAATTGACACTGCCAGATTTGTGGTTTCAGCGCCCGCGCAAGGCCATTGCGGCATGGCTCCATCGTCGCGCCATTGCCAAGTACAAACGAGCCGTCGCCCGTGCGGAAGCGGCAAAGTTCGCGCGGTATTTGGCGTTGCTTGAGCGGACGGGCCAACTTAAAAGCGTCGGGTTTGACTAACGGGCGCGTTACGCTTGTCGTTGAATAGTTTGCTCCGCGCCATGTACAATAGCCCAAACGTGAAAAATTGGGCAAGCAAGCATGGCAATCGGGGACTGGCTCCCATTTAAGACAAAAACGCAAATAGTCGAAAGAAAGTCCCTTGTTGGTTATCCGGTTCCGGTGCAGCAAGGTTCTTTTTTCGACTATATTGTTTACGGCTCAGGACCGCTTTCGGCGCGTCAGGCAATGCGTTTTTATGAAACGTCAAGCGCGGTTGCTATCGCCGTTGACATGATAGCCGACGAAATCGAGATGATCGCGCCCGTGTTGCGCACCGCCGATGGCAAGCTCATCGAAAATCATCCGCTCATTGACCTATTGCGCCGCCCCAATGGCGCGGAAAACTATTCCGAGTTCATCGGGCAGCTTGCGCGGCATTGGCTCCTGACGCATGACGCGCCGCTGTTCGCGGCGGGCAACGTCGCGCGTCCGCCCGTGGAGCTATGGCCGGTAAAGCCGTTTGACCTGCAAATCGCAAGCACGAATTTTGGCGACCAATACCCGACGCGGTACTCGATATCGAACGGCGTCGGACGCGGCTCGTACATCCGCGAAGAAACCGTAAAATTCGGATGGCGCTATTACGATGGCGACATGCGCGAATTGTTCCACATTCGCGGCTTCTCGTCCCGTGCGACGAATGACCTAGCGGACAGCCCGCTTGAAGCCGCTGCGCTTGAGGCCAAGCAGCAAATCTTGGGCCGCTACCATAATTTGCGCCTGCTTGAAAACGGTGCTCGCCCGACGCTTGTCGCTATTTTCAAAGACGAAATCGACAATGCGGAATTGGAGCAGCGCAGGCAATCGCTCATTGAACAGGCCGGTGGTGCTAATAATGCGGGCGGCATTATGACGATTAGCTCCGAAGATATGGAGTTAAAAGAGTTCGGAACAAACAATAAAGACATGGATTTTGCCAATCTCGACCGTGCCGCTGCCGAGGCTATTTACCTGCGCTACAAAGTACCGTTGCCGCTCGTAAGCACGGATGCCAGCACGTTCAACAATATGGAGCATGCCGTTTACCATCTGTATGACCGCGCCGTGTTGCCGAATTTTCAGAAGCTGATGAACGGCGTGTCGCGTTTGCTTTTCCCGCGTTTCAATATCGACGCGACGAAGACTATTTTAACGTACAATCCGGAAAGTATTTCGTCACTGCAAACCCGTCGCCTTGATGAATTGCAGAAGCGCAAACAGATCAACATTGAAACGACGAACGAATTGCGCCAGATGCTGCCGAACCGTGAGCCATTGGACGGCGGCGATATTTTCTACCAAGCCGCCACGTTGGTTCCCGCCGGTTCCGACTTCCTTACCGATGATGGCGACCAATGACTTGCGCCTGCGGTAATGCGTTTGACACAAAGTCTGTAGACGCTATTGCCCGCGCGGAATACGACAAGAAAATTGCGCTTGAGCGCACGTTCAAGCGTGAAATCAAAACCCTATTCCGCCGTATGCTGAATGATTTTCGCATAGCCGTTGCCGCCACAGGCAGGCCGCAGGGATCAAAGAAATATGTTGGCGCATGGGATGCGGCATTGCGCGTCCAGTATGCGCGTGTGCAACGCGCGTTTCGCGGTCAGGTGACGACACAATCTGGCAATAAGGCTTGGGCTTGGTCGGTCAAGCAAGACGCTGGCGATGCGTTTATTGACATGGAATTGCTTGATTGGGCCGAACGGTTCGCGCCGGAACAAGCGGACTACATAACAGCCACAAGCGACGAAGACATGGCAGCATCCGTTGACGGTGCGCGAGCCAGCATCGCCGCTGATGGCGGTACGCTTGATAACCGCACCATTGCCGCCGTTGCAATGGCGCTGCTTGCGTATCGATTTGCGGGCCGCACAAACACTATTGCGCAAACGTCAACGCAATCGGCGGCGGAGACGACGAAATACACCGAGGCAACGGCGGCTGGGTCGCAACGTGACGCGGTGTTTGTTAATCCCGAAGCGGAGCCGATCAAGATCACAAAAACGTGGGTGACGGTTGGCGATAGTCGCGTCAGGCCAAGCCATGTTGCAATCAACGGAACGACATTGCCGAATGACGGTATTTTCGTTCTGAATACCGGATCACGGCTAAGGTTCGCTGGCGACATGCTACTTGGTGCGGCGATAGGTGATATTATTAATTGTCGCTGCACAACGCGATATGAGGGCTAAGAGTATGAAAATGCAAAAAATGATCGTGCCGTTTGAAGTTAAAGACTTCGGCGAAACCGACGACGGCGGAAACTATGAATTTAGTGGATACGCCAGCACGTTCGGCAATGTTGATCGTGGGCAAGATGTAGTCATACGCGGCGCGTTCGACGAAACGATCAAAGATTTTCAGGGTGCGGATAAGTTGCCGGTACTTTGGCAGCACAGTCACGACATGCCGCTTGGCGTGTTTGTTGAAATCCGCGCCGATAGCAAGGGTCTGTTTGTGCGAGGCATTATGCCGAAGGCTGATGAATTTGTGTCGGGCCGCGTCATGCCGCAAATGGGCGTTGGCTCGATTAAAAAAATGTCGATTGGTTACTGCACAGAAGACTTTGCTTGGGATGGTAATGTCCGCCAGCTTAAAAAGGTCAAACTCTATGAGATTAGCCTTGTAACCATCCCGATGAACAATGAGGCAGACGTGACGGGCTTCAAATCAATGGCCGCGAACGATCTGCCGCTTGCGCCGCATGACGCGGCTTGGGACGCGCAGGCCGCAACCGCCCGCGTGAAGGCGTGGTCCGGTGCTACAGATGAGCCCAATGCAAAATATGCAGAAGCGTTTTTCGGCTTTGATGCGGCTTATGCCGACGACTTCGCGGCGTACAAACTGCCGTATGCAGATATTATTGACGGCAAGCTAATGGCGGTGCCGCGTGGTGTGTTCGCCGCCGCCGCTGCATTGGCGGGTGCCCGTGGTGGCGTTGATATTCCGCAGGACGGTCGCGGCGATGTCGTCGCCAGCGTTGATAAATACTACGAGAAGATGGGCCTAGATAGTCCGTTTTCGGAAAAATCATGCTTCCGTATTGACAGCCTTGACGCGCTGACTGAGCGTGAGCTTGAAAAGTTGTTTAAGCGTGGCGTACAATTGCCCGGCGAGTGCGCAAGAGCGCTCGTATCGGCTCACAAGTCTTTGATGCGGGATGCGGAAAAGATCAAGCGGGACGCGGAAAACGAGCCGTCCATTGATCTACTTTTGAAATCCATCAAAGAGCTTGGTAAAAAATGACAGAACAGGAAATGAAGGCTCTCCACGACGCTATCGTGGAAAGCCAGAAGCGCATTGACACCATCGGCGCAAGCAAGGCCGATGCAACCGACGTGGCGGCGCTCCAGAAAGCCACCGAAGACACGCTCAAAGGCGTTGAGAAAATTCAAGCCGAACAGGCTGCGGAAAAAGCCGCTGCCGATGCAGAGCGCAAAGACTTTGCCGAAAAAATCGCGTTCCTTGAGGGCCGCGTGGCCCGTGGCGCGTCCGACGGCGAAAAAGCCGCTGACGATCCGGAATACAAAAAGGCCGTGAACCTCTATCTCCGCAAGGGCGTTAACCCCGATAGCGAGGTTATTTCTCGCGTTTACGAAGAATTTGCGCGTAAGTCGGTCAAGTCCGGCGATGAACGCGAAATCGAAATGCAAAAGAAAGACCTCGTTTCGGCTTCCGGCCCTGACGGTGGTTACTTTGTGACCGCTGATCGTGGCGGCATCATCGAAGGTCGCATTTTTGAAACGTCGCCCGTGCGTTCACTCGCCAATGTGGTGAGCACATCAAGCGATGTGTTTGAATATGTGCTTGACGACGACGAAGCGTCTTCGGGCTGGGTTGGCGAAGTGCAGTCGCGCTCCGACACCAATACCCCCGATATCGGTGTTATCAAAATTCCGGTTCACGAGCTTTATGCGCAGCCCCGCGCTACGCAGAAAATGCTTGACGACGCCGGTTTTGACATCGAAGGCTGGCTGTCCCGCAAGGTTGCCAGCAAGATGGGCCGCGACGAAAGCAGTGCTTTCGTGGCTGGTGACGGCTCGCAGCGCCCCAAGGGCTTCCTGTCCTATGCGGCTTGGTCGGTTGCTGGCACGTATCAGCGCAACGCCGTTGAGCAAATCGAAACTGCAACGTCAACAACTCTCGCCGCTGACGATCTTATCGGCTTGCAAAACTCGCTTGTCGAGGACTATCAGGCCCGCGCGACTTGGGGCATGAAGCGTCAGACCTTCACAAAGGTCATGGAGCTTAAGGACGCATACGGCCAGTATTTGCTGAACCCGCGCGTTCTTATGGAAGGTTCGACAAAAATCCTTCTGGGCGCAAGTGTGTCGTTTATGAATGACATGCCCGCGTTTGCTGCCAATGCGCTTTCGATTGCCATTGCTGACTGGAGCGAGTTCTACACGATTGTTGACCGCTTCGGCATCCGCGTGTTGCGTGATCCGTACACAGCCAAACCGTATGTCAAGTACTACACGACAAAGCGCGTTGGTGGTGCCGTGACGAATTACGAAGCTGGCAAAATCCTCAAGATCAAAGCGTAAGGGCTAAAATTATGGCTGTAAGAGAACAGATTACAAAGTGCAATCTTATCGTGGCGCGAGTCCCCGCCGCGATTAGCACAAGCACGACAACCGCGACGCAGATCATCGACACAAAAGACGCTGATCTGGGCGTGGCATTCTTTCTGAACGCTACGGCGTGGACCGATGGCACGTATAAGCTGATCATCCACGAAGGCGATAATAGCGCCCTTTCTGATGCTGCTCTTGTTGGCGTTGAGAAGCTTGTGCTTGTTGCTGGTAAAGATGCGTACACAGACGGCATCGGTGCGGCCACGGCGATTAATACCGCTATGGCTAAAGTTGGTGTCCATTCGACAAAGCGTTACGTTCGCGCTTCGGTTGTTTCAACGGGCGTTACGTCCTGCGCTACCATTGGCGTTTCGGCGCTGTTGAACGGCGAAGTTGTTCCTGAGTAAATGATACGGCGGGGGCTTCGGCCCCCGTCTTTTTCTTCAAACGATGGAGCGAAAATTGCCAGAAGTCACAATTAAAAAAACAGGTCTGTATGCATTTGGCGGCTTGCGCGTTGTCATGCTTAAGGCTGGCGACACAATGGATTTGTCACAAGCTGATTTTAACGAAATCACAAAAACGGCGTGGGCCAAGTCGAGCGACGATAAGTCGGTTGACGACGTAGCGCCTGACGCTGACGCCGATATTGACGACGCCGCGCCTATCCCGCCCGCCGCAGAAGACGGTCCTGACTTTGAGTTCGCGTCTGCCTTGGCTGACGATGGCGATAAAGACGGGCTGGCTGAATATTCTGCCGGTTTTGGTGTTCAGCTTGACAAGCGCAAATCTGCAGAAAACATGCTGGAGCAATTCAAGGGCGCGGTCTAATGACTGGTCAGGCTCTCGACTATTACGAAGTGACAGTGTCACCAGCTGACCTGCCGGTCACTGTTGCTGAGTTTCTGGAGTTTGCCAATACCGGCAGCGCTCCGTCCGTCGCAGAAGAAGCTATGATTACTGGCTTCTTGACAGCCGCGACCGATGACCTTGAGCGCTACACTAACCGCTGGTTTATTGAACGCACGGCAGTTGGCTATTATCCAAACCTGAGCCTTACACAATATGAAAAAGCGCCATTCGCGGAAATTCAACACGCGCCATTGCTCGACGTGTCAGAAGTTGCGACGTGGACTGACGACGATTTTGCGCCATACACGGATTATAAGCTGAAAGAGCGCGACGGTTACGCGCGTGTATTGTTTCCGAATTGGTCGAATATGGCGTCACTATGTTACAATGATGAACCGTATCAAATCCGCATTACGTTTGACGCTGGCTATGGTGACGCTGACGCCGTGCCAGCCTTGATTAAAACTGCTATCCTCATGTATGCCACGTATCTCTATGAAAATCGTGGCGACTGTGAATGTGGCGCGGACGCGAGACAAGCAAGCGGCGCTAAGGCGCTGGTTGCAAGGTATAAAATTCTAAGGACATTCTGATGGCCTGCAAGCGCAAGTCTTTCAAAAAAACAGAGATTTGCGTTGCCGACTTGCGCCACAAAATCGTGTTGCAAAGCCGCGCTATGTCTGCCGTTTCGGCTGGTATATACGAGCCGGTTGAAACATTTGCGACAATAGCGACGGTAAAGTCCGCGATTGAAACGGTCGAGGGCACAAGACGTTTCGCTGGCGTGGCAATCGACAAGCGCACAACGCATATTTTCTGGATTAGATATACGTCCGGCCTCGTAACGCCGGAAGACGGCAACCATTTCATCCTGTACGACGCGCGGCGCTTCCGCGTGTTGCGTGTGACGAATGATGGCGAGGATCGGAAGTGGCTTGCTATTCAATGCACGGAGCGCGGCGACGATAGCCAAGCCGCTGCACAAGCATGATTAGGGTTGACGTTACGCAGCGGACAAGAACGGTTTTGCTGACGGTGCCAAAGCAGAGCGGCTTGCATCGTGAAGGCATGCGTCTGGCATGGCATGACATTGGCAAGCTTGTCGGCAAAAAAGTTAAGCGCTTGATCGAAACAGGCCCGAAGACTGGGCGCAAATGGCCTAATTTGCCGAACCGATCAAGCGCCCCCGGTCAACCTCCGGCTAACCAATTTGGGCGACTTGTTAAGTCATATAATTACAAAGTCAAGAATTGGCAGAACATGACCGTTGGCGAAAGCGCCCGCTACGCCGATTTCTTAGAGCGCGGTACGCGAAAAATGCGCCCGCGTCCGCATATGATTGTCGCGGTGAACTTAACCGCTGGCGACGTGATTAACATGATGTACCAGCGCAGCGCGGAGCAATTGAAAAATGGTTGAGCCGTCAAACATTGTGGCGCACTTGCAAGCTTATATGCCTGCGTTCACCGATGCATTTAGCGACGTTATAAACGCGACCGCAACGGCGTCCGGCAATGTCGTTACTGTCGCCGCAACCGCGCACGGGCGCGTTGTGGGTAATAAAATCATCGTCGCGGCTTCCGGATATCGTAACTCCATTGCATCCGTCACAGATAATGGCGATGGCACTGTGCGCTTTGAAACCGCGCAAGAGCATGACCTGACTGAGCCAAAAGCCTATGCCGATCCGACAACGGTAACGCTTGGGGGATTTGCCGCGACCGTATGGAACGGCGCTCATGCGATTGTGTCCGTGCCTAACCGTAAGTTTTTTGAAGTGGCCTTCCCGACTGGTGAGGATGACTTGCCGGTGCTTACTGGCGCGTATGTTGCCGAAAGCAGGCGTGCTGGTATTGTTGGTGTACAGACAGTTGCAACCGTGCCAAATGCCAATAGCTTCACGTTCAATACGGCTGGTATTCCGAACCTGCCGACAGGCGTTATTAACGGCCTGAAAATTATTACCGGAGTTCGCATTTATGGTGCGGCTGATTTTGATCGGGCGCAAGATGCTTACACAAAGTTTGCAAGCGGTAAGGCCGCGCTATTCGTAATCATGTCGGATGCTGACGTGTCGAAAGATCGGCACACGCTTAACGATGGCATCGCCGGATTTGTGCGCGGCAATCTGGGCAAACAAATCATTTTGCAGAACTTTGCGACGACGCTATTTCTGCCGACAAATGCGCAAGTCGCGGGCCATACGGCGCAAAATCTGGCGTATAGCACAATCTACCGCGCATTGTCGTCTGTTATGTATGGCTTTGAATTTGACGATCCTGACAGTGAACAAAAATTCGTTTGCGTTAATTCTGGTCACGGTCCGGGCATCTATAATTCGGCGTATTACACGCATGTTTACGAGTGGCAAGTGCCAAGCGTCGTCACGTTTGAAAACGGCTATAACCTGACGCCTGACGTTGCGTTCCGTGACATTGTTTCTGGCTGGGCGGTTAATGCCGACGACGCTGCAGTGCTTGGCCTTAATGTTGATTTGGACGACGAGCCGCTTTAGGCGCACGGCGATGTCGAGTGATGCGGTTGAATAGTTTAGGCGGGGTTTGATATGATTACGCAAAGCCAATACGAGGTTAAAAGCATGGCCGCAGGGTCCGAGATTACGATTGAAAACACGTCCGGCGTTGCGCTCGGCGGCGTTCCTAGCGGTGGCAAGGTGCGCGTTAAATGCGACGTAAACGGCGTTCCGTTTGATCGTTTCTGGCGCAATCGTTTGCGCGATGCTGAAACCGATTATTGCGTCAAGGTTGTGCCTGTGGCGAAAATTGAAACCAAGGCCAAGGCCGCGATTGCCGCGCCCGCCGAACTCGAAAAGGGTAGCAAGTAATGGGTTCTCCTACATCAAATCCCCGCGTTAATATCCAGTTGCTTCCGGCTCCGCTCGTTGATGCGTTCGAGGATCGTCGCAATCTCATCGTTGGTCAGACCGGCACCAGCGGCACTGCTGTTAGTGGTGCGCTGAATATCGACGTGCATCTGCTTTCTGACGCGGCTATTCGCGGCTTGTTTGGCGCTGGTGAATTGTATTGGCGCATTAAATCTTGGCTCGCTGCGGTCAATGTTGAGCAGGGTGGCGTTGTGCCAAAACTTGACGTTATCTCCGTAACGAAAGACGGCTCCGCCGTTGCTGCCGCTGGCGCGGTTGCATTTACCGGCCCCGCGACTGCCGACGGTACGCTGACGTTTTCAATCGTTGATGAGCGCAAATTCACGTTCACTATTGCTGTTGAAAATGCCGATACGGCAACAGACATTGGCGACAAATTCGACGCCGCAGTCGCTGCGCTCACATATGCGCCGTTCACGTCCGCCAATACGACTGGTACGGTTGCAATTACCGCAACCGACCTTGGCACGATTGGCAATTACTACGGCATCAAAACGAGCGGCGCTGTCGCTGGCGTTGGTGTTGCCCTGACTGCATTCACGTCTGGCGCGACTGACCCGACGCTCACGTCAATCTTGGACGCCATCGAAGGCCGTCGCTATACCGGCATTAACTGGCCTGAATTTTGGGCCGCGTCATTGTCGATTGTGACGACTGAGCTTGATGCTCGCTTCAATGCGTCAAATGCAATCCTTGACGGCGTTGCGTTTCACGGTCGCTCGCTTACATACGCTAACGCGATTAGCGCAGTGTCAGCGCTTAATAGTCAGTCGCTCGTTATCGGTGGCAACAATAAGCTCACGGCCACGTTGAACAAAGGTCCGGCTGTATTGCAGCCCGCCGATTGGGTAATGGCATACTTCATGGGCGTTCGTGACAAGCGCCTTTCGACTGGTGCGCAGATTGCAAGCCTCATCGTGGCGACCAATGCGCCGCGCGACGCGACAGGTGGTCCGGCTCTGGCATCGCTACCGTATTTCAACACGCCGCTGCCCCAGACGCCGGTTACGAGTGCCGCTGACGTTTATTCGTCTGCGGAACAAATCGGCCTTGAGGATGCGGGCTTTACCAGCTTCGGCGTAAACTCCGCTGGCAATTCAATGATTATGGCTCCGGTCGTAACGACTTGGACAACGGACGCCGCTGGAAACGCAAACGATAGCTTCCACTATCTGAACTATGTTGACACTGGTTCGGTGTGCCGTGAAATCATTTTCCGCGTGATGAAATCGACGTTCGCACAGTCACGTTTGACGGAAGGCGATCTCATTCCGGGTCGCGCGATTGAAAACGCCGCTTCGATCCGAACAAAGCTTATTGCGATTTACAAAGTGCTTGCCGACTTGTCGCTTGTGCAGGCCGGTTCGGACGCAATCAAGTTCTTTTCGGACAATACCAGCATCGAAGTTTCGCTTGCTACTCGCTCCGCTTCGATCAACGGCGTGTTGCCGATTGTGACGCAGCTTGGCACGATTAATTACAACTTGGCGCTTGCGTTTACGACGACGCAGACCGGCACTCAGATCACAGTTTAAGGAGTAGCTTTCTATGGCTATCGCAATTGCCAATCCGAGTGTTCGGATTAACGACGAAACAATTTCAATCGTGCCGAATAGCCTGACTGTTACACAGGGACTTGGCGAAACCAAGGTCCGCGCAGCATCGGCGGGCGGGAATAGCATTGAGACGGTTCACACTTCAGACGCCGAAAGCAAAATTTCGTCTGTGAAGTTTGACGTTTACAACACGCCGGAAATTCTCACTAAAATTCCGGCGTGGAAAAACGCAATCGGTTCAAATACGGTTCAGGTTGTCGGCAATCTGCCCAATGGTGCTGCGTTTTCCGTGGCAATGGCAAACGTGTCGCTGACAAATGATCCTGAAAT